CTTTACTTGCGCAAAAGTAAGGCATGGCTTAATATTTGGGCATGAGCACACTTAACCATGACCCCAACAAAATTATTGACGCGCTCGGCGGTACAAACGCCGTTGCTCGGCTATGTGAAATAGCGCCTGGATCTGTTTCTGATTGGCGCAAAACCGGAATCCCGAAGGCCCGCTTGATGTTTCTGAAGCTGGCCCGTCCAGATGTCTTCAAAAAACCCACCAAGAAAGCCGCATGAGGCCGGCAAGAGTCGGCTGAATGAGTTGGAGTTGTCTCCGGCTGAGTATGAACTGGCGGTTAAGAGTCTGGCGGAAACGCTGGGAATTTAGGCAAAACAAAACCCGCGTCATCGCTGGTGGAACAGCTCGGCGGGTTTGTTCATTTGAAAGGCAGGTTGATTATGAGTCACCAACAGGAGTTGATTATGGTTGAAAACAGAATCGAATTCAACGGTTACGAGCGTACCGTCTCTATCGTGCATGTTGGCCGCATGATCGTTGTCGCGCAGGACTGTGAATCTGGCAGGCAGCAGGTCGGTATTCCAATTGAGATGGCAGAAGCCATTGCCGCCGACCTTTCTCGCCGAGCTAAGGAGCAACACTAAATGTCGAATAGCTGGCTGCGTTTATGGCATGACATGCCTAACGACCCGAAGTGGAGGACGGTCGCTCGCATTTCTGGAGAGCCCATTTCTCTCGTCCAGGCGATTTACATTCACTTGCTTGTCGACGCGTCACGCAATGTCACGCGTGGTCACGCTGATGTCACGGTCGAAGACATGGCTAGTGCTCTAGATGTGACAGAAGAGCAAGTCGAGCAGATTTACAGCGCCATGCAGGGCCGTGTAATGGAAGGCAACAAGCTCACTGGATGGGAAAAACGCCAGCCAAAACGAGAGGATTCCGGCGATGGTGAATCTGGCGCAAAGTCAGCAGCAGAGCGGAAGAGAGAGCAACGCGAGCGCGAAAGACTGGCGCAAATTGAACTTGAAAAACAGCAATGTCACGAAGCGTCACGCAATGTCACGACAGATACAGATACAGATACAGATACAGAGAATATAAAAAACCTCTTGTCGGAACCTGACGATTCCGACGATTCCGAAGCCGGAAACAAAGCGGATGTTGCGAACGTCGTGCCGATCCGCCCTGCAAAACAAGAAATCCCATACCAAGCGATTGTTGACGCATACCACGAGGCTTTGCCTGAGTTGCCATCTGTAGCAATCCTGAGCGACTCGCGTAAGCGGCTCATCAAAGCCCGCTGGCTTGATGTGCTGAAATCAAAAAGACAAAACGGAACCCGCAGATACACAGACGTCGCGACAGGCGTCGAGTGGTGGGCATCGTTTTTCCAAAACGTTCGCAACAACCCTCACTGGATGGGCATCAACGACCGTGGATGGACAGCAACGTTTGACTGGCTGCTCAACGCCAACAACGTGCACAAGGTTATCGAATACCGTCCGGTGGCATCCGCATGAGCCACAACCCACGCAACCAGGCAGAGCAATCCGTCCTTGGCGGCCTGCTGCAGCGCCCGGAGCTGTTCGACTCGATCTGCCTGACCGTCACTGCTGACGATTTTTTCAGCGACGCGCATCGCCTGATCTTCGCCACCATCGAGCACATGCTGACTGCGAGCATGCCGGTCGACGTGCTGACCGTGGCCGAAGCACTGGAGCGCAAGGGCGCCAAGGAATCGACAGGCGGATTGAGCTACCTTGCCGAACTGGCTGGCAATACCGTGACAGCCAACGTCAAACGCTACGCAGAGATCGTCCGCGACAGCAGCATCGAGCGCCGGCTGCTGGCCGCATCACAGGACGTGGCCGGCATCATCGACGGCGACGGCGATGTTCGCGCAAAGGTAGAGGCGGCACAGTCGGCAATGATGGCTGTACTGGAGCATGGCGCTACCGGTGAGCCAAAGAGCCTGAGCGAAGTTCTGACCGCTGCGCTTGGCGATCTGGAGCGGCGCATGGAGTCTGGCCGCGAAATGGCTGGCGACCCTACCGGCTTCGTTGATCTGGACAGGCACCTTGGCGGCGTATCTGCAGGCGAGTTGATTGTCATTGCCGGTCAGCCAGGAATGGGCAAGACCACGCTGGCAGTAAACATCGCCGAGAACATGGCAGGGGATGGCCATGGCGTGCTGTTCGTTTCGCTGGAAATGTCCGACGTGCAATCCGGCAAGCGTGCGTTCGCAAGTCTTGGCGGAGTCAGCCTCAATTCGCTCAACCGCTGCCAGATGTCTGCCGACGACATGAGCCGGCTCGCTGTGGCTGCCGCCAAGGCCGAGCGAATGAAATTCTTTACCGACAGCTATTCCCGCACCGTGGCACAGGTTGCCACCGCCGCACGCAAGATCAAGCGAAAACACGGACTGCGTCTGCTGGTGGTCGATTACATCGGCTTGATGCATGGACAGGGCGATACCCAGGCGCTCAAGATCGCCAGCATCACCAACGGGCTGAAACGCCTAGCCATGGATATGGGCATAACCGTGATCGCACTGAGCCAGCTCAACCGCCAGATGGCCAGCCGCGCAGATCATCGCCCGATGATGTCGGATCTTCGCGACTCCGGTGCAATCGAGCAGGACGCCGACGCGATTGTGATGGTCTACCAGGACGAGAAATACAACCCGGACAGCCCGTACAAGGGAATTGCCGAGGCCAACATCGTTAAGGCGCGTATGGGTGAGACTGGCCGCGTTTACCTGCAGTTCGACGGTGAGCGTAGCCGGTTCCGCAATGCCGATATGCGCGAGCTGGCCAGCATTCATCACGAGCAAGAGCAGGCCGCATCGGCCAAGTCGACAAGGAGGTTTGCAGCGCTATGAGAAAGCAAGCAACCGCTGGCGACATGATCGCTCGCATGCAGGCCAAAGCGGCTCAGGATGAACACATGGCCATCATCAAAGAAAAGTACGCGCCATGGCAGCCAGGTGAATGGGAAGAGCTGCTGGCTATTGCAAATGCCGACAGGGCAGAGGCGCGGGAGTGTTTCGCGTACTTGGCAGGCCAGATTCGCAGCAAGGCGGCAACATGAGCAACGGCATCCAATACCAAATCATCGGCGGTTCTGGTGGCGTGATCATTGACCCCTCTGGATCGTCATCGGCGGTGCATGCGCTGCATGAAACCTACGGCGACCGGCCGGATTGGGACGACCTGCTGGAAGCGTTCGATGAACGCGCCGGCATCGCTGAGTTTGAAGGAAACGAAACCCGGCAGGCTGCGGAATTGATCGCAGCAGATGCCGTGAGGAAGATCGTGGAGGCGCGGCGTGCTCGAAAGCCTGAGTGAGTCAATGGCCTATCTGACCGATGCGCACACGTCGCTAGTAATCGCGAAGGAGGAATCAGACGGAAGGCTGGCGGATAGTTTTGCCGCGGCTTTCTCGCTGGTTGAAGAGCTGAACTGTGAGCTGGCGCTGCTACATCGCCGCGCCATCTGCGAAAAGGGGCATTGAACGTGGAAGTCGGATTGATTGTGCTGGGTACCGTGATTTTGGCGGGTGGCATTGCCATTGGCGTTGGCGCCTGTTTCGCCTGGGCTTATCACGCGATGGGCGGTGGCGAATGATTCGGCTGATCCTGCCTCCTCCTGTATCGAGTAATCGCTACTGGCGAATCTTTCGCGGGCGCGTTGTTGTTTCTGCTGAGGCCAAAACATATCGCGCTGAGGTTGCGATGAAGGCGCGCGCGAAAGGGATTATGACACCGCTGGAAGGCCCGGTATCGGTGCACGTTGCGCTTTGTCCTGAGATGACGGCAAAAGGCCTTGCCAGCAAGACCCGCCTTGATCTGGATAACTGCCTCAAGGTGGCGCTGGATGCGCTGCAGGGCATCGCATTTAGCAATGATAAGCAAGTTGTTAAGCTCATCGCAGAACTTGGCCCGGCACAAATCGGCGGGGCGCTGATGGTGGAGATTGAAGAGGTGGGGGCAGCATGACGGGGGAATTGATAAGTATTTTTGAAGAGGCAAAGCATGAAGCGCTCTTATATTTGATTCAGAAGCAGTGGGACCTGCATCTAATCAAAGCATGGCGCGAGCGTCCATTTTTACAAATGGCAGTTTGCGCAGGCGCGTTCGAACAAAAACATAAAGACGTCAACTGGGAAAATATGCGCCGTTTCCCAATATATGAAAAAACACATTTCGTTCTGACCGTAAGTCGGTTTATCGCAGCGTTTTTGCCGAAAACAAATAATGCGTTGTGGGACGGGAAAACAGACGAAGAAGTAATTGTCGTCATGGGCAAAGAGCAGCTGCTAGCACAATGTGCCGACCAAAGAAAATTTAAACATGAGTCCTATGTTCGGAGTAGCGCAATAAAAAACCTATCCGCCACGGACGCAAGCATAAGGGCGAGTAAAGACCACAACGGGAAGTGCGCAAGACGGAACTGGTCAGCAGTTAAATAGACCGACATCGAGATTAAGGGGATAGAGCATGACGGATATTTACGATCAGGCCACAGCACGCGAAGAGCTTGAGCGGGAGCTTGCACTGCAAGCGGTGCGTTATTCGGCCAGGCCATTGCCGCAAGGGGAGTGCAACCTATGCGGCGCATCATGCGTCGGGTGCTTCTGCGACGAGGATTGCCGCAGTCAGTTCGAGAAAGAGCGCCGGATGGACAAGATCAACGGGAGGGGATGACTTGATACTGCGAGACGTGAGCATTGAGATTCAAGAGCGTGTTGAGAACTGGGCAGTGTGGTGCATCGAGCGCATGCCACGACACACATGCAGGAGTATCGAGGGACGGTGGAAGAACAACGCACCAGGTGAGCCGCCATCGTTCATCGTCAATCCACTGGATGCGGTGATTATCGAGCGCGCAATGATTGGCCTTGATACGCACGCCAAGGGATTGATCAAGGCGCATTACGTGTGCCGGGTTCCGGTCAATGAGGTGCGGCGCAAGTTCGCTATTCGCTATGGCCAGTACGAGGGCGAAATAGCGAGAGCGTTGCGGATGGTGGAGGACAGGCTGCGGACGATGAAGTGATGCTGTACATACTTGCACCACTGCAAATAATACCATTGCAAATATATCCAGTATTTGCTATAACCACCCCATAATTTGACCCCGTGCAGTCACCGGCTAAATTGGCCGGTACTCGCTCGAACAGAAAACCCCGATAGCTTCGCGCTGAGGGGTTTTTGCATTTCTGCCCGATGAAACTACAGCGACTCAAGACAACACTGCCAACGCTCAACAGCAACCTAGTTTCGACGCTTGAGGCGAAGGCTGGAACCACTGAGCGTATCAGGGGCAGAGCGTGGATGAGTACGCGAGAGCGCATCCTCAAGCGTGATGGCTTTGCTTGCCAGTGCTGCGGCCTGGTACGCAGCGACCATGAGATAGATCACCGCATCCCGCTGGAGCAAGGCGGATCGAATGGCGATGCCAATCTGTGGACGCTGTGCCATGACTGCCACGCACGCAAGACGGCGGACGAGGCGAAGGCAAGGGGTAGGGGGCATCGAAAGTAAAAAAGTGTTTGATCTGCAGTTTTGCGGCGCAGTAGCGAACCAATGCCAGCATCCGATCTGATTTGCACTCGCCCACGTGGTCGTATACCCACAGCCGATTGTCAGACCAGTCCAGGTACTGATTGCCGTAGCGCTCTGAGCGTCGCCCGTTACCCTCTGCCTGCTCAACCATTCGCTTGACGGTTTCAGCCGGGTGCATTTCCAGCGATGCGATGCAGACCGCTGCGCCTTGGTACATCAGGCCAGTGGCAACTTGGCCGAGCAGCTTGGATTTACCGTGGCCGTTAATGCCAGTCCATAACGTCAGTTCTCCAGCACGGAAACGGATCAGTTTTTCGGTTTTCTTCCATGGCAAGCGCTCCCCGGTAAGCGATGGATCAGACTTCAGCCGCTGTAATACATCGGCGCGGAAATCCGATGCTGGCCGGACCTTTTGGCGCATTTCTTGCGACTGCATGTAGTCGGTCAGGTCAATGTCATCAGGCAGCCATTTCATAGCGATCTCCTAGCAGCTTCTCGCCGTATTTGTGATGCCAACAAAAACCACCACCATCCACCGACTCAGAAACGAACGTGATGCAGTTAGCAACCTGCTGCGCCGCACGAAACACCGATTCGACTTGGTCTGTAACGGCTTCGGCAAACATCAGCAGATCAAGCCCGAAAAACGGGAACAGATCGTCTACGCTGATTCGGTCAGCAGGGCGGATAACGATTTCAGGGGCCGTGTCGCTGAATCTCCACCATTCAGACTTTGGCAGTTGGCTGGAGAATCGAACAATCACCATACTTGGTTTGCTTCCAGCAGATCTGCGTGTAGCCAACTCAAACAGTCCGTAGGCCATCACACGATCCCCGCAAATTGGTTTTTCTTCGCCGGCTGGATTGCGGAGCGTGTTTCGTTTCGCACCCAATTGCGCCATGTGGCCGTCCAGTCGAGCTTCACGCCCTTGGCGCCTGGCTGGGCAATCCAGTAATCGCGGAAACGATCTGCGGTTTTTGCTGGGTCAAGGTCTGGGCGTTCGGTTTTGCAAAACTGGATTTCTGATTCTGATGGGAACCAGTCAGCAGGCATGCGGGAACCGCGGTGCGTGTTGCGCTTCTGCTCTTGCTCTTGCTCTTGCTCTTGCTCTTGTTCTTGTTCTTGTTCTTGTTCTTGGCTTCCAAGGGGCTTTGGAGGGGCTTCCAAGGGGCTTGCCTTTTCAGCTAGTTTTTTCAGCTTAAACGCCGATGAATATTTGTCATAAAATGCTGAAACAAAAGGATTTTCTGGTGCCGAATCAATCTCTCTCTGAATGCCCTTAACGCGGTTATCATTTGCAGAAAGTTCGCCAGCTATCTGGTAGCGCGCCATTTCATGCACCCATACCACCTCTGAAGCCTCATCGTATGAGCAGAAACCTGCTTCACAGGCCCTTTTAAGGCCCTTCGAAGCCCCTTCAAAGCCAAGCCCAGACTCATGCGCCAAATACATCATCGGCAGGTAGTACATGCCAATCATGTTCGAGTGCGGACTGGACATTAGGTAAACGGCAACAACAACAGCATCAGGCCCTCCGGCCTTAATTGCCTTGCCTGTTTTGCCTGTCCAAAATTGAGGGGAAATTTTCCCGTAGTCACGCATATGGCTAGACTTTCTCGATCTTTGTCACTCGGATGCACTCTAAAAACTCGCTCAGAAAAACCAGCGGAACCTCAATCACGTCGTCTACTAGCTCGTGATCCTCGTCCCTTGCCCCGTTTGGCTGGCTTATTAACAAAATGCCATCTTCGATTTCCATGCGAATGCTGTTGAACTGCGGGATAACAACTGCCATAATTCACTCCGTTAGTGATGCATCTAAACCCGCGCCGGCCTGCTCGCCTTGCGGGTTTTTTATTGCCTAAATCCCCAGCGTTTCCGCCAGGCGCTTGATTGCCAGCTCATACTCAGCCGGCGACAACTCCAACTCATTCAGCCGACTCTTGCCGGCCTCATGCGGCTTTCTTGGTGGGTTTTTTGAAGACATCTGGACGAGCCAGCTTCAGAAACATCAAGCGGGCCTTCGGGATTCCGGTTTTGCGCCAATCAGAAACAGATCCAGGCGCTATTTCACATAGCCGAGCAACGGCGTTTGTACCGCCGAGCGCGTCGATAATTTTGTTTGGGTCATGGTTAAGTGTGCTCATCCCCAAATGGTAAGCCATGCCTTACTTTTGCGCAAGTAAAG